ATATCGGAGGACGGGCGCCCTATGGCTACCGGAAAGCCCCGGATAACTGTCACAAGCTGCTGATTGACGAGGAAACGGCTCCGGTCGTGAAACAGATTTTTGACTGGGCTTATGAGCGTGTGGCGCTGAACCGCATCGTCCGTAATCTCAATGAAATGGGAATTGCGGCGCCAAGCCACTACAAGAAATCTACCGGCGAAATCACCAGCCCCGGCCTGATCGGCAGCGGAAAATGGCAGACCCGCACGGTAATGAAGATTCTGGAAAGCGAGGTTTATACCGGTGATTTGGTGCAGGGAAAAACAAAGACGGTGGACCACCAGCAGGTCAAGGCCGATGACGATAATCTGATTATTGCCCGACACACCCATGAGCCGATTATCAGCCACGAAGTTTTTGCGGCGGTACAGGAATACCGGAAACAGGTCTGTGAGGAAAGCAGGGCTGTTCCAAAGCGGCCCTATACTCCGAACATTTTCAAAGGGAAGGTGTTCTGCGCCGACTGTGGCAGGAGCCTCCACCGGCAGCGGGCGGAACGTAAGAAAGGCCCGGATATTTACTGGTTCCATTGTCTCACGAACAGCCGTGTAGCCAAAGATACCTGCAAAGGCGTGATGATGCAGGAGACAGAGCTGATTGCAACTGTCACCGCTATTTTAGAAAAAGAGCTTTCCGTTGCTTTGGGTATGTCTCTCCCTCTCTTTCAGTTGGAGGCAAGGCAGAAACAGAAAAAAGACAGTCTGAAATCCCAAGTGTCTGCCAAACGGCAGGATATAGAGAAACAGCGGCGTCTGATCCGCGGGCTGTATGAAAACTTCGTACAGGGCATTTTAACCAGCGAGGAATATTTTGAACTGAAAGCAGATTATGAGGAATCCATCACTGCTCTTTCCAATGATATTGAAACGCTTGAAAAAGGTATGGATGCCCTGGACGACCAGCTTGTACGCTACCGTGCAATGGAAAAAGACGCAAAATCACTGGCGCAGGACCATGTACTGACGGCGGAGCTGATTGACCGGCTGATTGACCGGATCGAGATCGACCACGAGCGGAATATCCGTGTTTCTTTCCGGTTTAAGAGCGAATTTCAGGGGGAGGCGGTAAAATGAAGCAGAAATATGTGATTGCCCTTTATATCCGCCTGTCTGTGGAGGACTTCAAGACGGAAAGTTTGAGTATTCCCAACCAAAAGCTGCTCCTTCGGGAAAAGGCCATGTCGCTGCAGGAATGGGATAACAGCGAAGTCCTGGAATTTGTTGATAACGGCCATACAGGAACCAACTTTGAACGTCCGGCAGTACAGGAGCTTTTGACAATGGTACAGGCCGGAAAGATTGACTGTATCATCGTGAAAGACCTTTCCCGATTTGGCCGCAACAGCATTGAGACCGGCTATTTCATTGAGCGGGTGTTTCCCCTCTACCATACCCGGTTTATCTCTGTGAGCGACGATTTTGACACCGCCAATTTCAAAGGAGATACCGGAGGGATCGACATAGCTTTTAAGTATCTTATCAGCGAGTGTTACAGCCGGGATATGTCCATGAAAACGAAAAGCGCTAAATACGCAAAAATGCGCCGGGGCGAGTACCAGAGTGTTATTTGCCCTTATGGCTACCGCAAGAGCATAGACGGGCGCATGGAGCCGGACGAGGACGTGGCGGGGATTGTCCGGCAGATATTTGAATGGGCGGCTGACGGCAATACAGCCGCAGAGATCACGAGGAAACTGTATGCCCTGAAGATTCCTACGCCCGGAGAATACCGGAGGGATAAAGGCAAGGATCACTACAATGTCTCCCGGACGCACGGCGTTTGGAGCAGTTCTACGGTCCTGCGTATGCTGGAGGACCAGCGGTATATCGGCACCTATGTGATCGGCAAGCGCAAGGTACAGGAGATTGGCAGCCGCCGCATGAAGCTAAAGGATGAAAGCGAGTGGTTCAAAATCCCAGACCATCACCCGGCAATCGTAAGCAAGGAACTGTTTGAGAAAGCCAATGCTTCAATTAAGCGGTTCTCCCTTCCAAATAAAAAGCGGCGTGACTACCTTCTCCGTGGAAAGGTATTCTGTGGATGCTGCGACCATGCCATGTCACTCAGAAATGATGTCTGGTTTTACTGCCGTCATTCCGAAGTGGCAGAAAATCTTCCTTGTCACGGGGTAAGGGTAAAAATGGTTGATCTGGAGCAGGCGATTTTTGAAATAATCCGGGCGCAGATGTGTCCAGCGCTGGGAATTGACAGCAGCAAAGACAAGCTGGATTTGCAGACGGTTCAGCAGGCCGAGCATGAAGATAAGCTGCGCTCTATCCAGGACAGCAAACGGCAGCTCTATGAACAGTATGCGCTTGGAGAGATTGACCTGGAAACCTACCGGGAGCGGAAAGCGGTATATGATGCGGAGCTGGTACAGGCAAAGAATGTCCATGCTGCTATTACCGCACAGACTAAACAGATACAAAGCGATTACGAGGCAAGGCTGAAACAGCGTGAAATCGTTCAGGAAGTAGGCAGCACCGACACTCTGACGCAAGCCCTGATTGACCGGCTTATCAGTAAGGTCTATATCTTTCCGGGAGACCGGATTGAGATTGAATATGTGACGCAGGATGTTTTTGGTGTTAAAGAAACGGAGGAATCAGACTATGAAGGCAGCATTTTATTATAGACAGGGCAGTAAAAGTTTTGGCTGCCTTTTACCTGATGAAAAAGAAAAATTGAAGGCTTTTCTTGATACTGAACAGAAACACAAGCCTGAAGAAAAGCAAAGAAATAATCGCCGATTAAACTTTGAAAAAGGATAAAATTTTTTTGTCGTGGGCTTGACATACGGGTGCCTTAAATCGTGTATGCGAATATAAGGCTCATTTGCCGCCGCTGAGCATCTTCTTATTGTGTTACTGATAAAAGTTTTTGTAAAGGGGAAAATGCGCTGGTGTGGTTGTATTCCGTATATTTTCCCAATGTACGCTTTTAACTCCTCCATAATAGCAGTCGGCATATTTACTGTACGGATTCCGTTTTCAGTCTTTGGTGGCGTATAGATATCTTTGCCGCCTTTCCGTTGCATGGACTTTGTGATGCTGATAGTATTTGCATTAAAGTCTAGGTCAGCAGGGTGCAGAGCGAGCAGCTCCCCGAAGCGTATACCTGAATAAAAAAGAATCTGAATAGCGGTATGAGCCATTGTATCGTTAATATATTGCAGGACATTTTGATACTGTTCCAATGTCCAGAACTTCATTGATCTTGTCCGTTTCCCCATATGTCCGGCTTTGTCACATGGATTTTGAGGAAGATTATAGTACTTTACTGCATAATTCATTATCGTTGTGAGTGTGTTCTGTATTCGGTCAAGATATGCGTCAGAATATCCGGCCTGTATGTGTGCGTTTTGCCAGTTCCTGATATCAACCGCCGTTATTTCATTTATTGGCTTGTCTTTAAAGTACGGAAGAATTCTGTTTTTGAAAATATTCTTTTTTCCGTAAACACTGTTTTCCCGTAGTCTGTGACTGATATCCTCTAAATATAAGTCATATAAAGACTGAAATGTCATATCAGGCGTTCCTTGCAGTTTTTCCAGGAATTGCCGCTCCCAGTCCTTAGCGTCTCGTTGCCGTACAAATCCCCTCTTTAATTTCTGCCTACGTTTTCCAGTGTAGTCTGTGTAATAGAATTTGCAATACCATGTACCTGTTTTTTCATCCTTGTAAGTTGGCATCTTTATCATTCTCCTTTTCTTGACCGGCCAGGGCGTGGATCAGGAGATGACATTGTGTGGTTATTTCTTGTCTTTGCGTTGGCTCTTAACAAACTCTGCAAACTTCTTAATTTGTTCCAGTTCTTCTTTTGTGTATTCATCACCGTCAAAGTGTGCGGCAACTGTGTCTATATTTTTGCTTTTGAAGTATTCTTTCATGGCTTCTGCATTCGTGATCGGGCCTTGTGGAGTATCCTTGAATTCGTAGTTATGTTGCATAAATTCACTTATAGTCATGTCGAGCCCATTGGCTATTTTATTTATTAGTTCAAGTTTTCCAGTGTCACTATCTCTCTTTATAAATGAATATAGCGTAGTAGGTGGGACCCCTATTAGATTTGCAAATTCTTTAACTGTAATGTTCTTTTCATGTAATAAATCTTTTAATCTTTTTCCGAGTGCCATGTTTTTCTCACCTCCAGTATTATTAAAACACGAAAACGAATATATGTAAACAACAATTACGAAAAAGAGTATTGACAAGAGTTACTAAAAGAAGTATTATGATAATGCGTAATACGAAAAATAGTAATACGAGAAAAAATAATGGGGAGGGGAGGTGATAAGAAATGAGAATCGACAACACAAAATTTGAAATCGCTTTGGCGAGAAGCGGCTTGACTATCGGACAGGCAGCGGAACGGGCAGGAATCAGCAGACAGCGTTTTTCCGTGATTCTGAACCAGAAGAATGCGACACCAAGAGCGGTAGGCAATATCGCTAGAGGTGTAGGCGTGGATGTAACTGAGATCATAGAAACAGAAGACCATTAACACACCGGCCAGGGCGTGGATCAGTGGATGAGGAAAGGAAGTGAACGGAATGAAGCTTACACCAATGAAAGCGATTCGGGCAAAGTGCCTTGATTGTTGCAACGGGCAGAGAAGTGAAGTCAGGCTTTGTGCGGCGAAAAGGTGTCCTCTTTACCCGTATAGGCACGGACATAGACCGAAAGACGATGAATTTACCATTAAAGAAGATTCGGATTAAAAACCCTTGCGTATAGCGGGAGTTTTTGGAGAGGAGATGTGATGATGACGAGACAGGTATTGACAGCGAAAGATATTTCGGAAATCTGCAATATATCCGAGAGCAAAAGCTATCAGGTAATTCGGCAACTCAATGAAGAATTGAAAAAAGCCGGCTATCTTACATTTCGTGGAAGAGTAAGCAGCGCTTTCTTCTATGAAAAAATGTACGGCATGAGGGAGAAGGACCATGAAAGCTCCTGATAATGTTTTCACTCAGTTTTGCACGGAACTGGAAGCAGCGAAGCAGTTCGGGAAGCTGGGAAAAAACACATTCAAGAAAATCCTTGGGTATGACATGACGTGGCCGGGATTTGCCGAGGATGCGCTCACACGTCTGGAAGAACTTGGATGCAGTCGGGCGCGGGAATATTATGAGGTTGTAAAATTAGAATGGCAGCAGGGACACGAGCAACAGATGAAGAATGTTGCGGCGTGGTATGTAAAACAAAATTTCGATAGGCGGGAGGTGAGGGAGTCACGGAAGCGGCAAGAAGTGGAACAACTGAAAGCGGACTTACAGCAGAGGAGCGACAAAGAGCTATTGATCTTATTGCAGAGGCTGAGGAAGAGCGGAGAGTAGACGGTAATATAGTTTATGACAAAGGAAAGCCCAGGCAGCTCAAGAAGGCTCCGGAGATCGCTAAGGCCAGTAGCGTAATAATAAAAGAACCGGAATGGCTGGTACCGGGGTACATACCAAAGTACGGAATTACAACGATAGCAGGAGAAGGCGGTGTCGGTAAGACATCAATCTGGTGTTCTTTGGTAGCAAGCATTACGACAGGAAAACAATCTTTTCTTCTGGGAGGGCAAATTCCATTTAACGATAAGCCGGAGAACGTTCTTGTGTTATCTGCTGAGGATTCATGGTCTTATGTGTTAAGAGCGCGGTTGGAGGCCAACGGGGCAGATCTAGAGCGTATAAGTTACATATCTCCAGAAGATGACAGGTTCGTTGATCTGAATTTTGATGGGGATCTTCTACGGGATGTTATCGAGACTGTTCGACCAAGTGCTGTTATATTTGATCCACTGCAGGCTTTTGTTCCGCCTAATTTACGGATGGGAGACAGGAATGCAATGCGAAAGTGCTTTTCTCCGCTGATTGGATATGGCGAAAAGTACGGACTAACATCGATTATTATCGCCCATGCGAACAAACAGTCTGGCGTGTGGGGAAGAAAAAGAATCGCAGACAGTTCAGACATATGGGATTCTTCCAGATCGGTGCTAATGGTAGGCGCAACAAAAGATAGTGACGTCCGTTATATATCACATGAAAAATCAAATTGGGGAAAGTTGGAAAAAACCGTCTTGTATACCCTCGATAAATGCGTCCCGGTATTTAAGGCATACACTCCAAAGAAAGACCGAGAATTCATCCAAGAAGATTCACGGGAACGTAATATCCGGCCAGTGGTGGAAGATGCGAAGGATTTCATTATTGAAACGCTTACAGAGCATAAACAGATGGAAGTTTCGGAACTGGACGAGTTGGCGGCGGCTAACAGTATCAGTAAGAACGCTTTGAAAGATGCAAAAGCGGCACTCAAGAAAGAAGGGCTAACCAGAGTGTGGAATGTTGGATATGGAAAAACAAAAAAATTCGTTATGGAGCTTAAAGACGCTGAAAAATCCAACGAGTAAAGAGAAAATCCAGTATTTAAAAGGGGTTGCTTTATTTGAGGATAATCAACGAATAAACGAGAAAGACGCTTATTTACTGGTTGGCACCAACGAGTAAAGCAAGGCCAGTATTTACAAGGAATTGAGCTTTACCGGTGGAATTTCCAGGCGTATATAGGACGGTCAACGAGTAAGAAAGGAGAAGCAAAAAAATGACTAACGAAGAAATGATGAAGCAGGTTATTGAGGATGACAATAAAGAGTTTAAGAAGTATGCAGAGGATAAGCTGCGCAGAGTGGATATCCTGCGTGAGATGGGATACACGGCAGACCAAGCTATAAAACTTATGACATATTTCTGTTTGGAAGAGATTGTGAATGTTTTGGTATCGCCAGAAGCTGAGACAGTGGCCGAGTGCCTGGGCGCCCTTGCCGGGTGTGTATGCGAGGTTCCACTGACCACTTACGCTCCCGGATATACATTCTTCCGAATCGGCGGAAGCGTGGATACTGACACATTGTAACAAAAAGACCCCATAGGGAGCGGGAACTCCCCACAGGGCAGATGTATCTTTCACGGCTGCGGGGCTGTGGAAAGGATACAGGTACATAATAACAGAGATTCAGAGGAAAGGACAAGTGAAAATGAAAAAAGATATGAGTATATTGGAAATCAAGAGAGAGTTGGACATGAAGCCGTACTTAATGGAGTTCATGAAAGCGGTGATAGAGCTGAATGATGAGGAAAGGAAACAGCTTTTGACAATTATGCAGAAAGGGGAATAGTCGTGGTGAGAAAAAATTTGAATCAATTGCAAGCTGAGATAATCGGAGTATCTGCCATTGTGGCGGCTATCAGGGGACAATTTGATAGTGATAACGGGACGAAGTTATGTGATGAGTACATAGAAGCAGCGCTTTATGGCGTGGAAAACCATCTGGATCGAATTGTGGAAGATTTAGAGGAGTTGGACGAGCGGCTTGTGGAAAGGGGGTGATGGCGTGAGTGTGAAGGTTAAAGTGTCATATGAAAGTGGTAAGGATTTGGAAAGGTTAAAAAGAGAAGCTCCGTAGAATAACTACGGAGCTACCCATCGAGACAATTAACTCTCTGAACACATTACAATTAAAAAAATTATTAATTGTTACATGACAACTATAACATAAAAGCAAGGGGAGGACAAGAAGAAATGAAGAAAATTTTACATACCGTAAACGAAATCTTTCAAACGCTGGGCGCTTCGGCCGTGATCTTCGCCCTGCTGTTCTTTCTGACAGAATGGGACGTAGCGGCGATACTGGCAATATCCGGCATAATGGGCGGTGTTTTGACGGTGGTGATGGATGAGGAGGAAGCATGAGCGCAAGAATCACAATCAGTTATGAGACAGAGCAGGAGCTTAGGGAATTGACTAATATTCTGTCTCCTGTTATGAAAAAATGCAAGATTTCAAAACAAAATAACGGAGGATACCGGAAAGCGTATATTGAACTGAAAAACGTACTGGAAAGAAATAAAGTAAGTGAGAGTGGCCGGGAGACAGAGAAGATTTAGGGGCTTGGTGTTAGTGAAAATCCTTATGGATCTGAAAAATCAAATAATCTACTTGAACAATCCTGTGATTAATGTTATAATTGTTTTATAACTAATATATCATAGTACCGCACTCGTTAGAGTGTAAGCCAGTTTAATTGTTAATTCGTTCATAGGCGTGGGAATGACTTAAAGACAGAAATGTCTAAAAGTTGTTTCCACGCCTTTTCCTTTTGGCGTGAGAAATGGATATCGAAAAAAATCAAAATTGGAGGTAGAAAAAATGCAGTTGAAAATCAATGGTAAGGAGTATGAGTTTAAGTTTGGAATCGGTTTTGTCAATGAGATGGACAAGCGGGCATCTGTACAGGCAGAGAATGGCGTGAAGTTTGGTCTTGGTATCGAGGTACTTGTTGCGAAATTGAAAACGTGGGACGTTTTAGCGCTGT